CCCCATTTGCAACTTCATAATAATTACTTCAATTATTATATTCAAGACCCTCAGCCAACAGGTTGGGGGTTTTGTGTTGTTACATACTATTTAGACTTAGGAGGGATCATGTATGCCAGCACCACCAACTTTAACGCCATCTAGCCAAACATCAGTATCTAGGTTAACCTCAACAGGATCTGCTGATCTTGTAGCTGCTGCAGTTCCATATGGAGTATACAATACTTCAACTGATTTTTTATCAGGTGCTGCATCTCAAGTAAGTTACACATACAGAATGTTGGGTGGTGATGTGCTAGATATTGAGATTACCGCAGACGATGTTTATTCTCATTATGAAATTGCATGTCTGGAATATTCGTATTTAGTTAATACACATCAAGCAAAGAATACTATTGGGAGCTTCTTAGGGGGCACTACAGGGTCTTTTGATCATAACGGGACCCTTAAGTCGGGGCCGCTATCTTCTTCGCTTAGTGGTACCCATATGGCGCTCAAATACCCACGTTTTGAGTATGGTATGCAGCGCCGTGTTGGCAATGCAATCGGTGCAGAAATTGGAGTTGGTGGCGTCACAGATATCTATTCTGCTTCTTTTGCGATAGTGGAGGATCAACAAGATTATGATCTTCAAGCCATTGTTTCAACAGCATCTTCAACAGGGACAGACGAAGCTGGAAATGCTGTACCGTTTTCTGGAATTGTTGGCAGCAAGAAAGTAAAGATTCATGAGGTGTTTTATAAGTCTCCGTATTCCATGTGGAGATTTTATGGAACATATGGTGGAGTTGGCATGGTAGGCAATCTTCACACTTATGGACAATATGCTAATGATAGTACATTTGAAATTGTACCAACATGGCAAAATAAATTGCAAGCCATGGCGTATGAGGACAGCCTGTATACGCGTGTATCTCACTATTCCTATGAAATTATCAACAATAAATTGCGACTTTATCCAATCCCAGGAAATACCCGCGACTATGTTTGGTTTAGGTTTAGTGTTGATAAGGATATTTGGGATGAAAATCCAAATCATGAAGAAGGGATTAATGGTGTAAATAATATTAACACTATACCATTTGACAACATACCATATGGCAGCATAAACTCCATGGGGAAACAGTGGATCAGAAGATTCTCTTTGGCGTTAAGTAAAGAGACATTGGGGCAGATAAGAGGAAAATTTGGTACAGTTCCAATTCCGGGTGAATCTGTTAATTTGAATGGATCAGAGCTTATTTCCCAGGCCAAAGAAGAACAAAGCGCTCTTCGAGATGAACTAAAAACAGTGCTAGACGAAGTAACATATAACAGTATTGCAAAATCTGATCAAGAGTTGATGGATGCTGTTGAGGGAGCATATAATCATATACCAACTTTTATTTATGTGGGGTAATTAAATGGCTAACAACAAATGGGAACAACCAGATGCTCCGCCACCACCTCTTTTTACTGGCGAGAAAGAGCGTGATTTAGTAAAGCAGGTTAATGATGAATTAATTGAAAGAGTTATCGGTCAGCAAATATTGTATTATCCAATTGATATTGACAGAACCAATTTTCATGACATCTACGGAGAAGCGATAACAAAAACATTCTTGCCTCCAGTAAGAGTTTATGCTCTAGTGTCATGGGGTGGTTTTGAGTCAGTATATAAATCTAATATTGGGATGGATAAAACCACAAAGATTACAATTAATTTTCATAAACGGAGATTAACTGAAGACCAAGACCTATTTGTTAGAGAGGGTGATTTTATTGCTTATGGAAATGAGTATTTTGAGATTGTTAAATTAGGTGAGCCGCGCTTGTTGTTTGGGCAAGTGGATCACCCAATGGAAATTGCTGCTGAATGTATTAAGGCGCGTGAGGGACAGTTTGATGCCACGTAAACATAGAGGACAAGATTATACAATTGTTAATGGTAAAGATGAGCATGATACGGTTAGTGTAGAAGGTGTGAGGTTGCGAGAAATATCTTTTATGCCTTCAACGCTGGAAACTATTGACCGCGCTCTCACCAAATGGCTTGACGAGGCTTTAAATATCTTCGCGACAACACATGATGGTTTTGAGAAAGTGCCAATTATTTGGGCTGGAACTGAGAGAGTTTTTCAAATCAAAAACAATAAAAATCTTAGAGACAGTAGAGGGCAGTTAAAATTGCCGCTTATCACAATTGAAAGAACCTCAATTGAGAAAGATCCATCAAAGCCAGGGGCTGTACCGGCCCATGCATACCCAAATGGTGCAAGAGGCGGTACTTTAACAACAGCCAGAAGAATTCAACAAGATAAAACCAACAATTTTGCAACTGCAGATTCTGCTCGAAAGAGAGGATCGATAGAAGCAAGAAATATTGGTACTACACAATTAAATTTCCCCAGAAAAAACAACAAAGTGGTGTATGAGACAATTACAGTGCCTCTACCTGTATATGTACACGTAAGATACTCGGTTGTATTGAGGGCGGAATATAGACAACAAATCAATGAAATGTTAACGCCTTTTTTGGTTGAGACTGGACAAATAACTCAATTTATGATTGATTATGATGGTCATCGCTTTGAGGCGTTTTTACCGCAAGATTTTGGTCTTAACACAAATTTTGCTGATATGGGAGAAGATGAAAGGTTAATGGAAAACAAAATAGAAATCAGAGTATTGGGGTATTTAATAGGTGCAGGTAAAAACGAAAAACGCCCCAAGGTTTCTATTAGAGAAAATGCCGTCCAAGTTAGACTGCCCAGGGAACGCTCAATAGTAGAGGATGAACACCCTGAAAAGTCAAAAGGTCGGTTTTATAGAGAGTAAATTGGATGTTTGCAATTCAAAACACTATTTACTATACGAAGAATGCACCTGTGCTAAGGAGAAATATTTAGTATGGCTAATAAAAGATTTCGCTTTGTATCCCCTGGGATTCAATTACAAGAGGTAGATAACTCATTTTTCCCAAAGGCTACGCCACCTGAAGGTGCTGTGGTAATTGGGCGTGCCGATAGAGGGCCTGCGATGCGACCTGTTCGTGTCAATTCCTTATCGGACTTCATCAACACATTTGGTGATGCGATTCCTGGAAAGGGAAGCGATGACGCAGATGTTTGGAGAGACGGCAACTATGCCGGCCCCACTTATGGCGCATATGCTGCTCAAGCATACTTGAAAGCAAATGTCGGACCTGTGACGTACATCCGATTGCTTGGTACTGAGCGCAGTGATCGCGATGGATCAGCGGTTCGTGCGGGTTGGACCACAAGCGCATCACCCACAAACACTGTTAACACAAATGGCGGCGCTTTTGGGCTTTTCATCCTTCCTAGTTCATCTGCGGTAAACTATAATGTTACTGGTACTCTCGCCGCAGTGTGGTATTTAGAGAGTGGACAGATTGTTTTGAGTGGAGCTTTGCGAGACACAACAACTGCCACTTCTGGAACGGCTGCACTATACGAAGGTTTAAGTGCCACGCAGCAAGAGTTTAAAGCCGCTATTATCAATTCTAGCGCTACACAGGTTGGCAATGCAATTACCTTTAACTTTAATGAAGATTCTGATATTTACATTCGAAAGGTCTTCAATACAAATCCTCATTTGGTCAACTCAACAATCACTCAGACAGCCCAGCAAAAAACATATTGGTTGGGACAAACTTATGATGAGAACTTGAAAAATTATGTTTCTGACGGAAACGTGTTTGGAGTCATTCTACCATTGCTTTCATCATCAGTTGGTTATGAAGACATGAATGGTGCATTTCAAAATGCTCAAACTGGATGGTTTATTTCTCAAGACTTAGAAAATTATGAGGGCTTTAACCCTGAGACTGAACAAAAGCTTTTCCGTTTTGTGGCTCTTGATCAAGGTGAATCAATTCAGAATTTGGTTAAAATCTCAATTGAGGACATTAAAGCTTCTCAAAATGAAGACATCACTAAATACGGTACATTCACAGTAGTGCTAAGACACACAAGAGACACTGATGCTGCTCCAATGGTTATTGAAAGATATACCGGCTGTACCTTAGACCCTAATT